GTGCTCGTCGGCCACCGGGTAGGTCGTGGCTACGTCCTGGTTGTACAGCGCCACCGGGGTCGGCCCGGACCAGCAGACCTCCAGCATCGCGTCGCCGAACACCAGCAGGTCGGCGATGACGTTGCGGAGCAGCTGGATGATGTCCTGCGCCGGGTTGCAGAAGGCGTAGAACCGCTCCAGCGCTACCACTGGCGGCGGCTTGCCCGGGGCTTCCTGGTCGCCTTCCCCGGTGTCGGCGTCCCAGTCGGAGACCAGGCCGCCGGCCGTGATGGTGCGGGATATCGCGGTGACGCAGGTCGATACCCATGAGCATGCCAGGTAGGAGTCGTAGAGATCCTGGAGCATGGTCCGGCGGTCGGTGCCGGTGGATGCTCCCATGGCCTGGGATGTCTCGTTAATGCCGCCCTGCGGCACGCCGGGCAGGTAGCCCGACCGCTCCGGCAGGCTCGCCGGGGTGACGTCGGCCTCCTGCACGCTGCGGCGGAACGCGGCGGGGATCAGGGACGAGAGATGCAACTGTCCCCCCGGCGTTGTGGCTCGCTCAGCCCCACGGTGATCTCCGGACAGCGGGAACGCCGGGATGATCCTCGGCTATCGGCTGGTCCCACGGCGCGCCCGCGGGGTCGGGCCTGATTGCGAATGGCCCCATGGACTGGAGCACCTCGGCTATGCCCTCGGACGGCAGGTCGCCTAGCAGCGGGAAGTCCGGGCCGCCGCCTAGGTTGATCAGCCCGTAGGACAAAGCGTCATAAGCGTGATCTTCAGCCGTAGTTTCTACGTCTTCCGGCGATCCGGATCGAGCGTGGGGGAGCACGGGCAGGGTGCGTATCAGGTTCTCGCACGAGCTGAACACGTGCATGAGCGGGCAGGTCGCCCAGCCTGCCTCGCGGTGATGCGCGCAGGCCGGCCCCTCAGCCAGGTACGTCCGTGTCCGGCGAACCCGCGTGACCCGCGAGCCAGGGCCCTTCCCGGCCGGGGTCAGGTACACGCCGTTCTCTGCGTAGACCGCGGCCGTGCTCTTCGATTCGCCCGTGACGGCCCACATGCTGTCGTCTGCGTAGCGGGCAGCAACCTGCTCGGCGCCGTCCTCGGCGTCAAGGATGCGCTTCGCCTGGACGGTCTCGCCGACCTGGGTCTCGTAGATCTCCCGGTAGACCCAGACCCGGTCATCAGGGTCGGTGGCCATCCACAGCGTGCACCAGGGAGCCCGGAAGCCGCCGTCGATGCCGTTCCACCGCTGCCAGCCCTCCGGGATCGTGAACGGCTTCACGACGTGCCGCTCGTAGCGCCACTCATCGAAGACCTGCCCGGCGAAGACTGACCAGTCGCCGTCCAGGTAGGCCTTCCGGAGCTTCTCGGGCATCCCCTGGAGGTTGCGCCGGTACTCCTCGCCAAGCTGGGGGGTGTCAGACAGTCGCGACTGGAGGAACAGCCGGCGGCGCCCGTTGGCGTCCGGGCTGATCTCATGCTCGCCGTGCGCGGTCGGCTCGATGTAGTCGGCTAGGACGCGGCTGTGCCCGATGTCACCGGGGTTGGTGCCCGAGCGGATGCCAAGGCACGGCACGCCCTCCACGCCCGACCGGACCCGCGTGTAGAGCAGGTCAACCACGTCCGGCGGCAGCGTGGTCCGCTCATCGATGACCAGGAGGTTGATCTCTGCGGACAGCAGCGCGGACGCTTCCTGCACGTTCTTGGCATGGCCGAAGGTGAGGATCGAGCCGGAGTCCCACTTGAGCTCGAACTTGCCCTCATTCCAGCGTGCGCGGAGCGGGCGGGCGTACTGGTAGCGGGCGAGAGCGCGGAGCACGGACTGCTGTAGCTCGGGGAAGGTGCGCCGGAACCAGAACGCCTGAAGGCCGGGGTAACGGTTGCAGGCCCGCAGCGTGTACATGAGAAGCGAGAGGCTCTTGGAGCCGCCGGCTGCCCCGCCGAAAAGCACGTCTATGTTCTCGTCCGGCAGTTCCAGGAACGCGGTCTGCGGGCCGGGGTTCGGCGTGAAGCCCAGCAGCGCGAAGACATCCGCGTTCCGGGCCTTCTCCGCGTCGATCTCGCGCTTGCGCTCCCGCAGTTCCCTTAGCCGGGCCAGCTTCTCAGCGGGCGCCTGCACCACTACGGTCATGCGCGGCGATCTCCTCGGCGAGTGCCTTCAGCTCGGCGTCCACGACGTCCTCGGTGATGACCTCGATGCGCGACCGGGCCGGGGCGTCGTAGCCGATGATCTTCGCGCGGCGCTCCAGCAGCGAGCGGATGCGGTCGATTGAGGCGAGCAGCGGCCCGTCGTCCAGGACTTCCTCGTAGAGCGGGATCGTCCTGCCCTTGTCGTCCAGCCGCTCAAGGCCCGCCTCGTCCAACTCTGCCTCGCCCGTGCGGCGGCGGATGACCTGGCCGTTGGAGTAGGCGACGTGCTCGCGCTCCATGACTTCCCACGCCGACTCAACCAGCCGGTCGATGCGCTCCAGGTCCAGGCGCTTCTCGTCCTCCACGCCAGCCAGCGGCAGGTCGCGGAAGGCCCGGCGGATCGCGGTGCTGACCGCGCCCCGCGAGGCGTAGCCCAGTTCGCTGGCGATTTTCTGGAGGCTCCAGCCCTTCACCTTCAGGGCCAGGGCGTCGTGGTCACGCTCGGCCGTCTTGAGGCTGCGGGCGAACTTCCCGTTCCTGTTACGCGGGGGGCCCGCTGTTTCACCGGCCATGGGTTCACCCCGCAGACTCAGGTCAGGAAGGTGGGCAGGTCAGGCGTGCGACTGGCCTGCGACGCGCTCTAGCGCTTCGCTGATGATGCGGCGCATCTCAGCGGCGTCCGGCTTGGCGTCCATGCGTTCCAGCAGGGGCGCGAGCTTCTCGTCCAGCGACTCGGGATCCCCGGCCGCGAGGCCGCGCTTGACGATCTCGGTCAGTGACAGGCCACTGGCCTTCCACTGCGCGTGCTGCTCTTCTCCCAGCCAGACGCTGGTCTTGATTCCAGGCATGACAGCAGCCTACCGTGTCTTGCTGCATGTAGCTAGACATGGTGCGCTGCATGCCGTACGGTATGAGTCATGAACACGGGGGAGCACACTCAGACCAGCAAGTGCCTGCGATGCGGGCGCACCCTGCGGTCCGCAGTCAGCATCCGGAGGGGCTACGGCGCCTGGTGCCGCGCCAAGATCCGCGCCGCGATCATTGCCGAGATCGTGAAGGACTTCACTGACGCGCAGGTTGAGGCGGCGCGCGAGCTCATCGCGGACGGCGCGCTCGTGCCCGCTGGTCACCGGAACATCTTCCGCGTGGTCAGCAGTGACGGGGAGCGGAGTTACCTGACCCACCCGGAGGGCTGCAACTGCCCGTTCGGGCTCCGCAGGAAGCTGGCGAAGGCGTGCAAGCACATGCTGGGCGCCCGGATCCTGGTCGCGAGCGTGACCCGGTGAGCATGACGGTCCGCGACATCTGCGGCAACGCCGACCTGTTCAGGCGCGCCTATCCGAACTGGCCGCATGCTGAGCCGGAACCCGGGCGGCGGACGGCGCCCGGCCTGACCGAGATCACCATCGGGTGGGGTGAGGACACGTTCTGCGGCGAGTGCCTGTGCCCGCTCCCGGCCGGTGCTCCAGCGTGGGCAGCCGGCGACGGTCAGCCCGTGTGCTGCGACTGCGCCTGATCAGCCATCTGCTGCGCTGCCCTCATCCGCGCCGCGACGGGGTGCAGTTCCCGTTCCAGCAGGTGAGCGACCCGCTTGGCTGACCTCCCGTCAGCGCAGCCGATCAGGGGTGCTACCTGCCTCCACGTTGCCCCGTCCTCGCGGGCGACGCGGATGCGGCGCAGGGTCACGGCCGAGGCGCGGAGACTGGCCGCGTCAGCCATGCACGCGGCCGAAGGCGGCCAGCGTATCCGCGCTGACGATCGCTTCCGGAGGGATGCGGCCGAGCATGCGCACCATCTCGTCCTGCTGCCTCATCCGGTACTCAGCGTCGGCTGGCGACGGGGCACCGTAGATCATGCAGCGGATTACCCGCTCGGCGGTCTCCTGCGGCACGCCCTCATCCTCCAGGATGACTTCCAGCCTGCTGAGGATGTCCCGCAGTACCGAGAGCTGATACTGGTACGCGGCATCAAGCTGGCCGTCGCGGGGGCGGCCGGCACGGCGGAAGTGGTCCTCGACCAGGCGACCGGAGTAGCTCACCCGCCTATTGTCCCATGCCAGAGCGCTACGAGCAGTCACATCCCCGGCACCGGCAGGTGCACTCGTCATCACACGCGCAGTCCTCGCCGGGGTGCCCGCAGCAGGCGTACGGCATGAGCGGGCTCCCCGGCTTCCTGGCTGCTACTGGCCCGCCGGCACGGAGCCGTCGCCGCCATCAGCAGGCGGGGAAGCGGGAGCGGGCTCGGACGCAGCGGTCAGGGCGGCCACCGTCGAGTCGTTCGCGCCCTGCGCCTGGAGCAGCGCGGCGGTCGCGGCGACCAGGCCGGACGTGTCCGCGCCTGCGCCCTGGAGGCCGGCGATCTCGGCGGCGAAGGCCTGCTGCGCGGCGAGGATGGCGGCGTCCTGGGTGCCCAGGTCGGCGACCTCGGCCTGGATGGCGCTGGTAGCGCTGTCAATGTCGGACTGGCTCATCTTGATCTCCTTGAGGGTCGTCTCGATCCGGTCTAGCCGCTCAGTGATGCCGGTCAGGTCGCCGCCGTGCCCGCAGTCGCGGTGGCGGGTGATCCAGGCCAGCAGGTCACGCTCGGCCTGGCGGATGTCTTCCTCGGCGCCGCTGGCCGCCCTCGCCGCGATCTCGTCCAGCACCTTGATGGCCTCGGCTGTGACTACCGGGCGCAGGGCGGCGAGCAGGGGCTCAAGGAACTCCACGGCGCCTCCCGGTCAGCGTGCGTGGATGGCCCCGGCGATGACCGCCAGGCCGATGCCGACTACCAGGGCGATGAGCGCCAGTTCCGCGAGCCAGCCGAGACGGCGGTGCCAGTCCCTCACGCCGCGAGGTGATGTGCGCGGCGCAGCCTGCGCGGGTCGATCCCGGTCATGGCGATGCCGCGGGCCCTGACTTCTGCCTCAACGCGGCGGGCCGTCGATGGCCAGTACAGCGGGTAGCCGCTCTCGTCCAGCCCGTCCGGGGCCACGTAGCCGAGGCGGCGCCACGCGCGGAAGGTTGCCCAGGCGACCCCGGCGACCCTCGCGGCCTGGCGGGTGGAGAGCATGCCATCGCCCCGGGTGGGAACCATTCCACCGCCCGCGTGCATGCTCAGGCCCCGGAGATCCGGGGTAGCCATCACTGCTGAGCCTGACGATGGGGGCGATGTACCCCCGGCGTCAAGTTACGCGGCAGCACTATGACCTGCGGCTGAGCACGCGCATGCCCTCCACTGGCATTCCTCGTGCCGGCCCTGCTGGCAGCGGCGGCAGTCGATCCCCGACGACGACGCCCACCTCGCGTACCAGGCCGCCCAGGCATCGAAGTCCTTCTTCGTCATCTGGTGGCGGCAGGACGGGACGCAGCACTGCGACCACATCGCGTCGCGCTTCGGGTCCGAGGGCGGCTCGGCGCGCTCCAGGCTCATCGCCTCGCACCGCTTGCAGGGAACACCGTCGAGGGTCTCCGGCCGGGTTGCTGCCTCGCCGAGGATGAGCTGGGCGCGGCGGTGCAGGCGCAGGATCTCCTCGCCCGCGTCGCGGCCGTCCAGGTCGGCGACGGTGATCCGCTCGGGCTCGCCCTTGTGGCCGGGGACGGGGACGGCGCGGACCATCGGCCCGGCCTCCAGCGCGAACAGGACGTTGAGGCGCGGGGACAGGGTGGTGACGGACTGGGCGACCGCCCCCGCCGTGTCGCGGCGCCGGGACTCCTGCGTGTCGATGACGGACAGGCTGGCAATGTCCCTCACGCGCTCTTCCCAGGACTGGAGGATCTCGGCGATGGAGCGCATCACGTCGTCCACGTCGGCGCGCAGCGGAAGGCTCGGCCCGAGCGGGGTGCGGACACTGGAGTTGCGCCTGACGGGCTCGCCGATCTCCCCGGCGAGGCGCTCCCACGCGGCGGGCAGCTCGCCGAGGCACCGGCCTATGAGATCGCGGCAGGCGGGGCAGAACGCGGAGTAGGTGCGGGCCGGGATGATGACCCGCTCGCCGTTCTCGGTGATGATCTTCCGGCCTGCGCACCAGTCACCGCGCGAGCAGGGGCTGCCCTCTTCCTCGCCGGTCTCGTCTTCCTGTTGTTGCCATTGAGACCGACGAGACACGAGACCACCTCCGCGCAGCAGTGATGCAGGTGGAGGCTATCTTGCCGTACTCAGGGAGTGACGATGTCGTCACCCGCTGGTGACGGGCCGCTCGTCCTGGCCTGCGGCTGTCCGGGGCGGTGACAGGGCAGCGGATGGCGGGTCGTAACCCTCGGGCAGGCCTACCTCGGGCTGGATGCAGACGCCCCGGTAGCCGAGTGCCAGCATGCGCTCGTGGTAGCGCCGGTCGCGACTCTCCCGGCGGTCACGGAGGCGCTGGCGCCAGTTCACCTAGCCGCGCATCAGGTTGGTCATGAGGTTGCCCATCATCTGCGCCTCGGACGGCCCGGCGATCTTCTCCACCTCGGGCTTGCCGGTGCGGACGAGGCCCTCGCCGACCGAGATGGTGGCGATGCAGTCCTCGGACTCGTACTCGCCGCCGCAGTGCACCTTCAGCAGCATTGACGGGGCGGCCTGCACCAGGGCGCGCAGGGCCTCGGCGACATCCTCGACCGAGTAGTCCCGCTCGGCCAGGTTGCCGCTCCGGTCCATCGTGGCCGCGGGCCAGCCCCCTAAGCCGCAGAGGCCGGGCGAGTGGCTGCTGAACGCCAGGCAGGCGTAGCGCGAGTCCACCCGGTTCATGTAGTCCGGTCCGTAGTCGAGCAGGTCCCGGAGCGTGGCCGCGTCAGCCTCGCTCATGGTGCCGACCACGTTGACGGTGCGCCAGTTACCCACGGATTCCCCCTGTTTGCATAGCTCGATTTTACCAGTTTTCGCAGGTCAGAGTCTGATGCCCGGCAGGTTGGCTGCGTGCCAGGCCAGGAATGCCAGGGCTATCAGCAGCAGCGGAACGACCACCAGATGCTCTCGCCAGGTGTCGGTCGTGAAGGCCATCTTCTTGGGGTACCAGCGGAACTCGTACTCCGAGAATGGCCACGCGAGCGGGCAGCCGCCTTTGGTCAGGCAGTCCATCCCGACGTGGCAGCAGAGCCCGAGCAGGACGGCGAGCGGGATGAGCCGCAGCCCGTACCCGAACCAGACCGTCGCGGCGGTGATGCCGATGGCGGTCACGTCAGCGGCGTGACTCTTGAGCAGGTGCAGGCACTCCAGCGCGGCCGAGCAGGCGAACGTGATGAGGATGGCCAGGAACGCCTTGGCCTCCCAGTGGCCCAGCCAGTGGCATGCGATCCAGGTGAGCCCGGCGATCAGCCCGATCCCCAGGGCCGAGTGCGTGCCCATCCGGTGACCGCCGGAGACCTTGTGGATGCACCAGGCGATGGTCTCGCTGAAGAACCCGAGCGACCGGCTCGCCGATGACCCGCACTGGTCCAGATCGTTCACGAGCGCCATGCCCGCGGTGTAGCCGGCTAACGCGGCAGTGACGGGCCAGGGGGCGTGGAGGATGAACTCGCCGCAGGCAGCTCCGGCAGCGCCGCCGGCTAAAGCGTGGGTCTTCCCCATGCACATGACTCAGTCCTCCAGTCCGCAGCCGCGCACCAGGGACTCGGCGAATGCCGAGGTGACGGCGATCAGGTTCTCGTCCGGCTCGGGGTACCCGAACTCGTCCAGGGTGCCGGTGATGACGGGCAGCGCGGGGCCGTGCTCGTTTTCCCACCTGCGGAGCACGTCGGCAAGGAACGAGACCCCGTTGATGTCGAGGACGGCACCCTGGCTGGTGACGGCGGCGTGGCAGGCTTCATGCCAGCCGTCGTCCCGCCCGGTGGCCTTGCAGACCACGAGGAAGTCCCAGCCGGTGATGTCGTGCAGGGCCGCGGCGAGCGGGGCGCACGCGGCGTGGCCGTAGAAGCGCCGGGCCTCGTCGTCCACTGTGCCGGGCCGGAGTGCGGCAGTGGCGGGGCGTCCGTCACCAGCGGGGTAGGTGACCTCTGCGTGGCTGCGTACCCGCATGGCTCAGCCTTCCGTCCGGGCCGGCCGGGGACGAGCGGGACGGCTTGCCGCGCCGTCCCCGGCCGGGTCTGCGGGGGTCATGACGCCTGGCCCTCGGACTCAGATGAGGCAGCGACGGGGCCGAGCCGCTTGATCAGCTCGCGGCCGTAGCGGTCGGTCTTGCCGAGCCGACGGCCGAGCTCGGAGCCGCTGATGCCGGGGTTCGCGTGGAGGATGTCGAGCGCCTGAACCTCGGTGCTGAGGTCGTCGGCGCCCGGAACTTCCGGGGCGGAACCGGAAGGCGGAACCGGGGTCCTGTTCCGGGCCGGCTTCCGGGGGGCGGAACGACGTGACTTCCGGGGGGCGGAAGCGCGCGCCAGTGCCGCCTCCAGTTCCGCCCTGACGCCGGTCAGTTCCGCCTCCAGGCCGGCGGCCTTCCCGGTCACCTCGGATGCCTGCTGACGTGCTGCCTCGGCGGCTGCCTGTGCCTGCTCAACCGCCGTTACCGCGGCGGCCTTCTCGCCGTGGCGGTCCATGATGAACCAGAGCGCCAGCAGCGATGCGGCGTCCAGGACGATGCCGAACAGGACCGCGCGCCACCATGCGTCAAAGACCGGGGTGGTCACTTCCACCGTGGCGCCGATGGACACGGCCATCGAGCAGAGCATCACTCCGGTGATGGCCACCCGGAACCATGCCTGGGCGCGGCGGGATGCGGCGAGGTGGGAGAGCAGGACGGCGGCCAGGACCGGGCCGAGGCCGGCGAGCACGGGGACCGGGCTCAGGGCCGAGTGGCGCAGGGCGCTGACGACGTTGAAGGTGACCTGTGTTCCGCCGAGGCAGATAAGGATGGCCCAGGCGGCACCGATGGTGGTGTCGCGGGCAGTAGCGGGCCGCTCGTGCTTGGCGTCGGTTGGCATGCCGCTCATCGTGCGCTCCCTGATGCCGTGGCGTGACTGGCTTGCGACGGGTTGTGACGAGTGCGGCCGTAAGGGGCTGCTGTGGCCGGATTGACGGCTCGCGCTCTGGCGGGCCGCCCGCTACAATCGCGCGCGCCTGCGTGCACCCGTGAACGTGAATGCGCCTGCGCGCACTCATGCGCGTAGGGGGCGCCGAACGGGGGGGCCGCGGTCACCACCACGGGGCACCGTCCCAGTCGAAGCACCCGAGCGGGTCCGGGGAGTCCTCTGCGCGGACCGTGCCGGCGAGGGCCTGGGCGACGATCTGGCAGGCGGCTGACGCGGCGTCCAGGTCGTTGTACTTCCCGGCGTCCGGCCCGGCGTTGGCGTACAGCGCGCCCAGCCACGGCTCAGTACCGTCTTCGGTGAAGGCGCGGTACTCGATGCGGTAGCCGATCTCGTAGGGCGCCGTCAGGTGAGGGCCTGAGGGAACCGGGTAGGCCCAGACGCGGATGGTCGAGAACGGGACGCCGTCCAGGATGAACTCCGCGCCGTAGGCGTCACCAGCACATCCGTCGTCGTGCATGTCGGCAGCCGGAGCGATATACCACTCGTTGCCGAGCACGCCCGCGCATGGCTGCCAGACTCGCGTCGCCACGGCCACTGCCTGCTGGCGCCTGCTGAAGATTCCCATCAGAAGTCCCCCTCCACCCATACGACGAGGTAGTCGGCGATCGTCTCGGCGACGATCTCGCTCTGATAGCCGACCTGCTCCAGCAGGGCGCCCATGGCGACGAGGAAGCCTTCGGCGACCTCGCGGGGGTCCTCGTTGGCGTAAATGTCGGCGTGCCAGCTAACGCCAACCCGGCCCTCGTGGGTGACGGGAACCACGTAAGCATGGAACCCCTCGGTCACCGGGCGGGCGTATTCACCAAAGCGCGGCTCACTGAACTCGGCCGGGATGAATCCGGCGTCCAGGAGCACGCTCGCCACAGCTTCCGGCGTCAAGGCCAGCGACTGGCGCCGACGTGCGAACAGTCCCATCAGACTGCCTCCGCATCCCAGAAGAACTCGCAGTCCCAGCACTCCCAGCTGCTGGCGCAGGGGACGAAGATGGCCCACGGGCCGTGGCACTGCCTGCACTCGGTGAGGTTCCGCGCGCACCACGCCGGCCACTCGGCCGCGAAGTCAATGCCAGTGGCAGCGGCTTCCTCGCCGAAGCAGTCAGCAACCCCCGGACCTGCACCCTGGCTGACCGCGTAGTCGGATGCGGCGATCTCCCGGCGTGCGCGCCGCTTAGTGAACAGTCCCATCAGATTGCCTCTCCTAGTCCGGCTTGCTCCAGCAGATGAAGGGTGCGCTCATTGCGCTCCTCGGCCGCTCCCTCGTCATCGCCCAGTTCCTCGCACTCGTGCTCCAGGCAGTAGATGCTGGGCTCGTCGCCGTGCTCGGTGATCTCCCGGCCGCAGTAGGTGGCGGAACCGTCATGGCCATGAGCCCGGATCTGCCACGAGCAGCGGCCCTGCTTCCGCAGGCGGCGCTCGACCTTGCTCAGGCGCCCGTTGTCGATGACCTGGCACGCAGCGTTATCGGCCGCAACCACGGCCTCGCAGACGGCGTGCGCCCAGCCGTCGTGCTCTCCGGAGAGAGGGCGTCCGCAGTAAATGCAGTCGTTCATCGCCATGCGTCCTTGATCTCGTCCGGGAACAGGTAGATCGGCGCCTCGCCGTCGAGCGGATCGAACTGGAACTTGCCGGTCCAGTCGGGACCGCCCCGGTAGACGAACTCCGAGTAACCCGACTCGATGCCATAGCCGATATCCCGGCATTCGTAGGTAATCCAGTAGGCGCAGCCCACCTCCATCTGCGTCTGCGGATCCCAGGTGAAGTCGTGGTCAGCGGCGATCACTGCGCCATCGATCTCGGCCTCATCTCGTGGCCGGCGCCTGCCGAACAGTCCCATCACTGATCTCCTCCGATAGCGGCTAGCGCCGCGTCCTTGTGGTCTGCGGTGACCAGGACGTCCCTGGCCTTCGATCCCTGGTCCGGGCCGACGATGCCCGCGGCCTCCAGGGCGTCCATGAGCGCGCCGGCATCCTTGAAGCCGACGCGGAGCTTGCGCTGCAGCATTGACACGGAGCCGAACTGCGTGGCGATGACGAGCCCGGCGGCCTGCTCCAGCAGGTCCGGGTCCACCGCTGGCTCCGGCTCGGTCGCAGGCTCGGCGGGACCCTCAGGCACGGTGGCGTGCAGCGTGACGGCTGCCCGGTCACGGCAGGCGCGGACCACGTCCGTGACTTCCTGCGGCGACACGAACGCGCCCTGGAGCCGGACCGGCCGGGTAGCGCCGCTGGGCAGGAACAGGGCGTCTCCCTGGCCGGCCAGCTTCTCCGCTCCGGGCTGGTCCAGGATGACCCGGCTGTCGGACAGGCTCGCCGTGGCGAATGCCAGCCGCGACGGGATGTTGGCCTTGATCAGCCCGGTGACCACCTCCACGCTCGGGTGCTGGGTGGCCACCACCAGGTGGATGCCGGCGGCCCGGGCCAGCTGCGTGATCCGCACGATGGCGTCCTCGACGTCACGGGGCGCGACCATCATGAGGTCGGCCAGCTCATCCACGATCACCAGCAGGTACGGGTAGGGCTGGCCGGCGATCTTGCCCTTGCGCACGTTGAGGTTGTAGTCATCGATGCTGCGCACCCCGGCGGCGGCCATGTCGTCGTAGCGGCGGTCCATCTCGCCGACGACCCACTGCAGCGCGTCGGCGGCCTTCTTTGGGCTGGTGACGATGCTGGTGATCAGGTGCGGGATCCCCACGTAGCCGGCCAGCTCGACGCGCTTGGGGTCGATGAGCAGCATCCGCACGTCCGCCGGGGTGGCCTGCGCGAGGACCGAGACGATGATGCCGTTCAGGCAGATACTCTTGCCCGCCCCGGTCGCGCCAGCTATGAGCAGGTGAGGCATCTTCGCGAGGTTGGCGACGACAGCGCGGCCTTCCACGTCCTGGCCGAGCCCGACGTTGAGCGGGTGCCGGTCCTTCCGTGCGGCCGGGCTGTTCAGCACGTCGCCGAGCGACACGACCTGGCGGTCCGGGCGGGGAACCTCGATGCCGATGACCGACATGCCGGGGACCGGGGCGAGCATCCGCACCGACTGCTGCTTCGTCGCCAGGGCGAAGTTCTTGGCCAGGCCCATGACCTTCTCGACGCGGACGCCGGGGCCGATGGTGACCTGATAGCAGGTGACCGCCGGTCCCGTGGTCTGGCCGCTGACGTAGGCGTCCACGCTGAACTCGGCCAGCACGCCGTCAATCGCGGCCTTGCTCACGTCCGCGACCCGGCTGGCAGTCCGGGGCTTGCCGGCGGTGCGCAGTGCCCCGGTGCCGGGAGGGGCGTACGCGCACGGGGTCTCCGGCTCAGGGGCCGCCTCCGTGACGACCACGGGCTCGTACGGCGCTTCCGGGGTGACATCCAGGTCCGGGGCAGGCTCCGCGTGCTCAGGCTCGGCCCAGGCGGTCCCTGACGCGTCATTCCCGGCGATCTGGCCGCCGATGATCCGCGGGCCGTCGTGGGAGACGCGGTGGCGCCACAGGTGCGAGGACGACAGCAGCGAGCCGCCGGTCACCAGCACGATGGTCCAGGAGCCGTAGCCGCCGAGCGGCGACCACAGCGCCGCGACCAGGGTCCACAGCGTGCCCAGGCCCAGCGCCCACCAGGCGTAGGCGTGACCGTTCCTCCGGTCCTTCATCTTCAGCCAGATGCGCACGCCAGTCCCCAGCGCGGCGGCGAGCGTAATCCAGGCCGGGTCCAGGCCCGCGAACGTCCCGGCGAGGGCAGCCGTGCAGAACGCGGCGATCATCCACCCGTAGGGAGCGAGGATCGGCGCGTGCGCCCTGACGACGGCGCTCATCTCGCCGGGCTGCCTGTCCATGGCCTAGCGCCTCCCCTTGCGGCCCGACGTCACAGCCGGGCGGTTCGCCATCGCGGCGGCCGGGCTGACCGAGCCGATCGGCTTGCCGCCGGGCGGCAGCGCAGCGGGACGGCGCGGCCCGGACAGCGAGCCTGCGGGACGACCCCTGCGGTGGCGCATGCCGACGACCACGAGGACGGCCAGGATCATGACGCCGATCACCAGCGGCGTGGCGCTGTGCCCGTGCGACGCGGCATGACCGGACTGCATCTGGTGAATCCCCGCCGACAGCGCATGACTGGCCCCGGCAGGCGTCGTGGCCAGGCGGCGCAGCAGGCGGGTGCCGCTGCCGATCGCCAGGGCCGACGAGGTGCCGAAGACGATGGCTACCACCGGAGTGCGGACGTGGTGGTGCATGTGGCAGGTGACGACCTCATGCCAGGTGGCGATGCCGCTGATCACGAGGATCGCGCCGAAGATGGCCAGCGCCCGCGGCGTGGCGATCAGCGACGACAGCGAGTCCCGCCACGCCGCGACCCCGAACACCAGGAAGAACGCGACGACGCCGAACAGGATGGCGATGATCCGCTTGCCCTTGCCGTAGGCGAACATGGCCGCCGCGACAGAGCCAAGGATCAGGACGACGAAGAACAGGGATGCGTTCACAGAACACCTGCCAGGGAGCCGTGGAAGAAGGTAACGAGCAGGAAGGCGACGATGGCGCACGCAGTGGTCAGCCCCGCCAGCTCCCGGCCGCCGATCAGGTACAGGAAGGCGAGCACGGCGATCAGGCCGAGCACGGTGCCGGTCATGGGATGTCCTCCTCTTCGGTGTCGTCGTCGTAGGGCGAGCGGCCGGAGATGGCCCACAGCGCGAGCCAGGCCAGGAAGGCGAACGCCGCCAGGCCGCCGGTCAGGGCCACCGCCGCGAACCGGTGGCCGAGGGCGTACAGGCCGATGACGGCCAGCACGTAGAGCGTCAGGAAAGCCAGGCAGCCCCGCAGCGGCCGGGCCGCGATAGCCGAGCCAGCATTGAACAGCGCGACGCCGGCGCGGCCGGCGGTGCGCCCGTAGATCACGCCCGCGCGCTCGGCAATGCCGCCCTCGTACCCGGACTGCACCCACCTGCGGGACTCGACGTAGGCGGAGTGCTCGGCCAGCGACTCAGGCTTGGCCTCGATGAGACCGCGGACCACGCCCTGCTCCCGGTCGCGGAACCGGTGCCACGCTGTCCGCACCGTGTAGACCACGGCGGCGTTGGACTGCTGGAACCAGCTCATCTGCGAGCCGGCCGGAAGGTCCGGCGCGCGGACGCTCGCCGGCGGCGGCGCCTGCGTGTCATCTGACTCGGGCTCATCGCCGCCCCACCTCCCGATGGTCAGCGGGGGAAGGGCGCTCATTCCTGGCCCCCCTCGATCAGGCCGTCCTCGAATGCCGCGAGCAGGAACCCGGGTGACGGGACGGGCGGGCAGCCCGGCGGCCGGCCGGGCTTGTGGGCGTGCAGGGCCGTGGCGAGGGCCGAGATCGACCCGGCCAGGTGCGCGTCAGTCAGCGCCGCGTCCGCCGGGCGGCGGCGGCGCATCTTCCCCATCTCGCCCTGGAGGTGCCGCAGCGCCTCGTGCAGGGCCTTCCGGGTGTCGCCGGCTTCCAGGGCAGCCCGGATGCGCGCCTGGTAGACCTCGGCCGCCCTGCGGTCGGCGCGTTCGGTCAGGCTGAGCAT